GATTATGATGCAGAGTCTACATCAAATCTTATTACATTCGATTATGATGCAGTCATTCAGCTGGTAAAAAGTTACGTGTGATGTCTGTGTCATCTGTACCCCCGTGCCTCCGCTCTGTCCCACGGGTGGGGTATGACCCTCCCCCCCTTGTGAAAGAAAGTACAATGTGACTCCTAAGGTTTTTAGTGTTACTCCTAGTAGCTGTTGGGTAGGTTATAGCTGGCTTGTGGGTAGGATTAAAGACCCCAAACCTTGCCAGCAATGGTAATCAATAGTATTAAGCAAGTGCTAATAGTTACTACTAGCGTTCAAACGTATCCAAACGTTTTCAAAGGTTAACTAAATCATATACTTATGGTAAGCATGGTACAAAAGTGTAAATGGTTTAGCATGTTTACACATAAGTTCAACTTATTGTACTCATGCGTACCAAACGTACCAATATTTGAACCATGATCTAAGTACCTGTAGTACTTATAGAACTATGCACAGCATGGCTCCATAAGCTCCACAAGCACTAGCCGGCGCGCCTAACCTGTACAAATTCTTGAACCTATAGGATAACCAATATTCAATAATTTCAACTACTTACAGTTTGGCACACGACTTGCTATATAAGAAGCATCAAACGGGCGTAAGCTCATATGATACGTTCTTTTAGAAAGCGTTGAAAAAGTGCTTGACATAGCCGCAAGGCTCCTGTAGAGTCCATTTCAACGATGAACGTGTTCTTTCAAAAGTGCATAGCGTTTTTGTCCAGTACTTGCCTTTGTATTCAGTAACCAGAAGTAGACGGACATTAAACAACGTAAGTTGTTCTTTGCTTGCGAGTGCTACGGCGCTTTAAAGAGTAGTCGCCAGTCGGAATAATGAGCAACACGAATACAAACAAAGAGAGCAAAAAGTACTTGACAAGCGCAAAAACTTATGAGAGAACACTTTCAACAAGCTAACTCAATAGAGGCCGCCTTTAGTAGATGGATGTCTGCAAAGGATAGTACCATAGCCGCTTTACTGCCGCCGTGGGAACAAGAGCGTAGCCGCCTGAAAACGTGGGCTTGCGAGTTAGTTAGGTTTATACTACGGCACTAGCTTAGTGTGTCGTCCTGCTAGGATTGTAGCACATACACAAGTTACAATCATGCCAAGAGCTTAATAAGGCTCTTTGGAAAATCGGATTGCAGGTTTTGCGTTGGATGCGCGTAAAACTTAGCTTGTCTATGCTACCTTGCAAATTGTGCCTTGGGTGCGGTTTGTCTGTTAGTTCAAGCTAAGAAGTGCTCTGATGTACAGAAAAGCGAGGCTTGCTTATATACTCCTGTAAAGACAGGTGCGACGTATAAGCAAGAGGACGGAACAAGCTAACTTGTGGCCTTGTGCATATGTGCAAGGTAGGTTAGTGGTAAGTCCTACTTACAGCAAGCCTATAGTCTACCGATAAACCGTGAACGGTGTTGCAGATTTACAACCTAGCAATGCGATAAGTCGGCTCAAAGGGTAGACTGAAAGTAACCTTAGAAAAGTTACAGCCGTAGAGTATTGGCGTTAAAAGGATGCGTTCCATCCTGCGTTGGAGACAGTACAACGGCTATAAATAATAGACAAAGGTGTTCCGTCTGTAAACAGTTTGACAGTTGCAGGGGAATGGGGTGCCTTGGGTGCGTTATACCCTTGCAACCAGTCAAGTTGTTTAAATCAGGAGTTGACTTATGCACGATAAACCACAAGGTTATAAGAGGCAGGCTAATGCTCTGAATATCTGTAGGAATCAGGGCATGAATAACCTTTATCAAACGGACAAGGAAGAACCACGCCTTATTCCCGTGTGGAACAAGCGCGGGGAATGTGTAGGCTTTAAGAACTCTCTTACAGGTTCCTTCATCAATCCCAACGATTTACCTGTTGATGAAATTACAGGCTATCGTATTCTTCCCAGTATGGCAGATGTGCCTTTCTTGTTTGCCGAATATGGACAAAACAAGTCTGTATCCGGTAGACATGGCAAGCGCATCAACATACGCAAGGTGCGCACAAGCGAACGTCCACGCGCTAAGTATCGTACTACAAACGTGGGCACTGGTGAGTCTATGGACAAGCAAGATGGATACTCTTGCGCCATCGTGACTCTGGATAAGCCTCAAAAGGTTCGGCGTCGTGTTAGTCGTCATGCTAAGGTCGTCGTGCATACGGAAGACGATTACGTCATGGTTACAACTCGGTCGGTTCGGCGTTTCCGTTAATCTGTTGATTTATACAAGGGAGAACCTTGCCTGTTCTCTCTTGCAATAAGGCAATGGACTTTTCAAACGACTATAAACCTTTAAAAATACGAGGTCTTACTATGAACGCTGCTATTGCTACTCCTATCGCTCCGGTTACTGCTGAGATTGCTACTGCCCCCGCCAAGATTACGGACTGGACTGAGGCAGACTTCCGCGCTCAGGTCAACGTCTTTGTGCATTCCCAAAAGGAATTCGTTAATGGCGTCACTCGCTGCACGCTTTACGCTGTTCGTGCTGCCATGATGAACAGCAACAACCAGCCGCTGAACTACATCCTTGGCAATCTTTCGGAAAAGCTGCGCCCGGCGTGGACTTCTTGGCTGTTCTACTTCGCTCCCTTCGCCTTGTCCGGGGGGAAGGACGCCAGCTCTATCACGCTTGACGATGGAACGATTGTTGACCTCAAGTCGTCCATCAAGCTGGTTGCCAAGCGTTGCGACGAATTGTGCGACGCCGCCGAAATTGACAAGCTCGCTCGTGATAAGGGCGGGAACGTCAACGACCCTGCGGGCATGATGCGCTTGTGTGACTACGTGATTGGTTCCCTGCGCTCTGCCCCGCGTTTCGATACGTGGAAGCGTGAAAAGTCTACCGGACGGGGTGACAAGCCCTTGACCGAGGAAGAAGTCATGGCGAAGTACACCAGCCTTTCCAACAAGTTGAACAAGTTGTTGGAACAGGCGAAGGCGTCCGGTGTTCATGATGCCCGCAAGTTCCCCGGCATTGAAGCCCCGCATGGTTTGGACTACTACATCCAGATTCTGGAGAACGCGGACGAAAACGACATGAGCGAGGACGTGCTTAACAAGGTGCGTCTGCTTAAGGGGGAACGTCTGCCCTTTACGTCCCTGCTCAAGATGGTGTCTAACTGCGATACAACAAACCTGTCTGCCGAAGAAGAATACATCTACAATACCCTGTTGAACGCCGCCGTTGAAAAGGGTATCGAACTCTAAGCCCCCTACATTCACGTCACATTGAAGCCCCGATAGGCAAGTTCTTATCGGGGCTTTTGTTGTGCCATGAATCTAACAAAGGAGTAGACAACATGGGAACTGTCTTGCGTCCTGTCTATGATAACAACACCACGCTTGATTCATTCAGGGATGCCGCTCAATTGTATGACGGTCAATTGCTTACTTTCTATGAGGCACGTTTGCTCTGCCTCTGCCTAGGTGTAGACCTTCAACCGATAGACGAAACCTTTCTGTTTAAAGATTCTGACGGTGTTCGTGGTGGCTGTACGCTGAACCGGACGGAACATTCACTGTACAAACGGAGTTGTAAACCATGCCAGACATCAAACAGTTTCTTTCAAGGCGTTACCTGCGCCTTATAGACAATCTGTCAGAGTCCTTTCTACTGTCACAGTCCATTACTACGGACTGGAAAACGCAACGTCTGCTCGAACTCATGGAGCAAATCACTACCTGTATCATTTACAGGGAAAGCTCACTCATTAGGTAAGTATCTAAGAAACAGGCTGGACATCAGCTTGTTTCAAAGGATGCTTATCGCATCCAATTAAACCATAACTGTCAAGGCTACATCCTTGAAAGGCAGTGTTGCTAGATGGAAAAGGTTTGTCTCAACGCGGTGACGTGCATCCTTTGTCCTTTGTATGGCAGAACGTGTGACGGTAAACCTGAACACCCTCTTGACGTACAGGACATTCCTACTACGGAAGAGGAGGACGTGCTTCACGAACTGCGCTTTGAGCGAGACTGTTGCTCGTTCTAGCATACATTCTTAAAAGCCCCGGAGTCTTTCGGGGCTTCCATAGGAGGTGTGCTTATGATTAACTGTAACTATAAAGCTATCGTCTATGGCATGAGACTGTGGGAAAAGTCAGGACGTTATAAGTGCGTCCTGTGCGTTGTCAAGAAATTCTATGTCAAGGCACATATGGTCAACTGGGTTAGAAAAGAAATCAATATGCCGAACACCAAGCCTACCTGTGTACAGTTCTTTGTTAGAAAGAATCATGTCTGGGAACCTACGGCTAAAGTTCAGGTAAAGATACCTGTTAACCAACGAAAGAAACGCACCCTTATTTGGGGGGGTCAATATGTTTGAGATTCTTGTCATCATGCTGTCGTCATTCGGTCTTGGCTGTTGTTCCATGTTCATGTTCCGTAGGTATCTGGACAGGAGGAACATCTTTCGTTCTTACTATGCACAGGGCTTGTTCCTTGTGCGTAACTGGGGGAGGCAAACATGAAGTGGTACACTAACCCAACGTTCTGGCTGTTCATCTTCTTCCTTGGCATGTGTGCCATCCTGTTGTCTGGCTGTGCCAACTGGTCGGTACGTGGACAAGCTGAGTACTCGGCAACCCAAGCCCTGATGAACTGGGCGTCGTCAATCGGCCCTCTGCTCCGCTAGGATTACCAAATGTTACAACCATACCTTGACCGAATGGTTAGCAAACTGGCTACGGATTGTATGGCACAACGTGCACAACGATTCTTTTACAAGGATTGGTATGCACAGAACTACAACTACTGTTATGACCACATCATTCAGCTTAGTACCGTTATGTCACAGCATCCGTACATCAAAGGCAGGAGGTTTTTGTGGTGGCGTATTGTAAAAAACATATTCGTGCTGGCATTCTATGCAGCGCAGTCTTGCTTGCTGTCCTGCCTTCACTGGGCTATACGGAAACTGTCAAAGACTTCCGTGACCCAGAAGGACGGCTCTTTGAAGACTATCGGTACTTTCCCCCGGCACTGGTAGCCAGAGCTAAAGTGCTGTTCGATGAAGGCTACTTCATAAACACTGACTTGTACAAATTCATCAAGAAAGAGTACGGCTTTCAGGCGGCAGAGGACTTTCGCTTCTGGTGGATTCGTTCTGAACTTATCAAACATCAGGAGAAGTAATGTTTAATCATGAAGAACGTATAGCCGTGCTCGAAAGGATAGTCAAAGACCTTGATAGAATGTACTTTGTACTTCTGTTTGCTGTCTGCATTGAACTTGTTGCTATCGTATGCTTATGGGAGTATGTATGAACAACAACGAAACCCAGCTTCTTAACTCTGTACTGGCAATAGCTGCCCTCTCAGCTAACATCTCTCCCGAAGAACTGAAAGAATACGTCAATGCTCTTTCCGTTGATTCCAGTAAAGTCAGGAGTGATGACAGGTTCAGCGATGCAGACATCCTTCGCAGTGCCGTCGGACTGCTTCGTGTGTACTATGACGAGACCATTGCAAAGATGGTTCCTACTGAGAGGCCTCCTTTCTTGAGGAAGATTACTCCTGCTATCGGTATGCTGGAAGAGTGCATGGAGTACTTCGCTAACAAGGAGTAAGTATGCACATCTCAGAACAAGCACGGTACGCCTTTAACCTTTTGCGTGAAGCGCAAGATGTTAAGGACGAACTTCAAAAGAAAAGACAACATATGGATGAGCGGATGTATGTTAAGTCGCTGTTATCTTTGGATGATACGATAGATTGCTGCGCTCGTATCATTCATAAAAACATATGCCTAACATCACGGGACATTACACGTATATGTAAGGAGGCAAAAGATGTTCTCTCTTCAAGAGTTCGGTGAACTCAGGTATCTGTGGTTGAAGTACAGCCTTGAACTCAAACGTTGCCATACCTACGTAAAGAAGGATGGCAAGATGGTGCCTACTGGTATCGACAGCGAGCGCATGAAGCGATACTACAAAAGGATAGTTGCAGTTGATCGTGCACTCAAGTGCCTCATTGCAGAATATCCTGCTGCAGTCTTCTACGCTTTTGTTTGTCCTACTGGCAGTCTACAGCACTTTGATGCTCTTACCAGACACGACAGTGCCTGAATAACTCAGGCGTCATATACATAAGGACTTCAACATGGAGGTAGACTACAAAGCTATCTTTGATTACATGCTCAGGTCTGGGCTCTGTGCTGAGTCCGACCGACCGCAGGCTATGGAACTTGTGGAAGACTGGCTTAACATCTACAAAGAAACAAATGAACAACAAGGAGATACATTTTATGGGAACACCTGTTGGTTCTGCTATTCTTGACAACGAGATTGTCAAGTTCTTTGAGGAACTGATTGAGTTCTACGGGCATGGTAGTCCGCAGGCTCGCATCATTGAGCGTGTCAAGCGCAGGCTGGAACTCGTACCTGTTGGTGATAAGTACGAACGCCTATGCCCCACGTGCAAATGTCCTGCGTGTGGCAAGACCAGATCGCAAGCCGCTGCCATCGCTCGTGAACGTCAGCGCCGAGGTAAATCCAAGTACGCTGAGCGTAAGTATCCCGGCATGGGGATGGAACTGTCGCAACCTGACGACGACATCCCGGTAAGGTCTGTTGGCTTCTCTGTCCTCGACATCGGAAAGGCTGAGGCTGATGCCGTAGCCTACGTCATAGGCACCGCCCCTTCCAAGCTGGGCAAGTAGCACCTGCTACTGTACCATATACACAATGAACTGCAACCATCAAACAAACGGAGTATCTACTATGTCCATGCGCAACATCTTCAAAATTGTCCTTGATTCCAACGCTGAAGCTGGCAAGCTCGTGACCGCTCGCATCGCAGGCAAGGCTGCGAAGGAAGCTCTCTTTGCCAACCCCACCGTGTTGCAGGGTGTGCTCACGTCCTCCGCTGTGCTGATCGCTGCGTCCCTCGCTGACCCGGACACCGCGCACGGCAAAGCTCTGCACTACCTCGGCCTCGGCATGACGATGGACTCCGCCGATGAACTCCTGCGTGTGTGCGACGAGGCGGGCGTGTTCCAGATGAAGGGCACCGCCGAAGACAGCGCAACGGCTGACATGCAGGCTGTGGTCTCCAAAACCTTTGACTCCAAGCCTTTCCTCCAGATGCTCGGTGTTCTGCCCAAGTCTGACGGCACCAAGGAAACCAAGCCCCGGTTCTCCACGCAAGCCAAGCCCGCCGGTGTCACTGCCAACGCCATCGAGAATCCCAACAAGATCGAAGCCAAGGAAGAAACCACCGCTGAACCTGTGTCCGTGAAGGTCGGCCCCGAAGTGGCTACGCCTGTTCTCCTGCCCACCAAGGACGGCAAGGATGCCAAGACCGAGAAGCCTGTGCTGCGCTGCGCCTTTGAAGGTTGCGGCAGTGTTCTTCGCAAGGTGGCTGAACAGAAGCCCTTCCACCTGCCCACCGACAAGGACACGCAGAAGTACATCACCGATGATGAGCGCAAGCTGGAAGGCAGCTACCTCTGCAAGTTCCACCGTGACGTGGTGACCAAGGCCATACAGAAGCGGAAGAACGATGACCGCATGAACAAGGTGCGGGAACAGCGTCTGGCTGAAGCCACTGATGAACTGACCAACGTGGAAGCTGAACTGCGTGAAGGTGAAAAGGCCCTCGCTGCCAGCGAAAAGACCATCAACAAGATCACCGACCCCATCATCAAGTCCGGCGCCGAGAAGGCCGTGGAAGAAAAGCGCAACAGCATCCAGAACCTGCGCAAGCGCAGCATCGCCTTGCAGAACAAGTGCAAGCAGATCTCCGAAGAGATCGCCAAGGCCAGCAAGTAACACACTGAAACTCACGGAGGTATGTAGTACATGAACAAAGACAATGAGATCATTCTCGACATGGAAGCGGCACATGAGCCGGTTGGTTTCGGTGCCAAGGTCATCGGCATTGCCAAGAGCGTGACCAGTTCTCCCACCATGCACCGGCAGATCGACAAGACCAAGGAAGCTGGTGTGGTTATCACCAAGCTCGCCGCTGGTCGGCTGGTTCTGAACAACGTGACCGATGTGATTGCGTCCGGCCTGCCTTGGGGCATGGGCGGATTCATCAAGTCCAATCCGCTGAACGAAGCTCTGTTCAAGTTCAGCTTGGCTCAGGCTCTGTCCATCATGGGCGGTGCGTTTGTCTCGAACGTAGGTGAAGACGATCCGAAAGCCAAGTACTTCCTGACGGCCATCGACGCGGCCACGCTTGCGTCTGTCGACGCTCTGCGTGAAGCCTCCGGCATTGAAGAGTTCATCATGTCCAAGATTCTGACCAAGGATGTGATGGACAAGATCAAGCCTCTCGTCAACACCCATCCCATGTAACCCATAACAAGCAGGGCCGGGGCAACTCGGCCTTGTTTGGAACTAGGTTGCAAGTGAAAGGAGTAAGGCAGACACTGTCGTGTACATGAGAGCAAGCGCAACTGGTAGGTTGCAGCCTCCGCACAAGGTACGCTCCACCGAACGTGTAGACTTAGGGTGGCTAATGAATTGTTGGTTAGGTAAACGCTTTGCAAACTTGTGTATCAGAGTGAGGTATAGAATCCTCGATGGCTGCTGATACTGTGCTCAATGTCGGCACATCAAAGCAAACTACGGATACACAACTTGTGTTTTGGGTCGAACACAGAGCTAGTGGATGACGCAAGTAACATGAGTACCGGCTAGCCATGCCGCGAAGTTGTTACTGAATATGGCAGGTAAGATAGTCTAGCAATGTGCATCATGTCCTTCATAAGATCAACTTACTGACTACAAGGAGCCAGTCATGTTTGATATACTAGGAGAACTCATGGTGTCCAGCCCTGCAGTGCGACAAGTCTATCTGCATGGTGGTGCACTGGTGGTTGGCGTGGGACTGTGTGCTTTTACTCTGGCACGGTATAGAGAGTACAAGTATTGCAGACACGTGTTGACGGAGGAACTTAACAAGCTGTACTCGATGGGTATCATCATGAGAACCGTTGCGTTCACATGTGAAACCAGCTTGGTGATGGCTGATCTCATCGAAGCTATGGCTACAACTAGGAGTAGATGGTATGTCTTACACCTCGTTGTTCGGTCACTGCGAAGAACCCCCGTAAAGGAAATGCTGCTGGATGCCTTGCACGCAAACAAGGTACAACCTCTGACTGGACTTAAGAGGCTCAAGGCCCTGTTTACGTCAGCGTTCTAGCTTCATATCTTTAACATCTACTCGGACTGAGGTTGGCTGCTCTCTGCTAACCTCAGTCCGTTTACGTATAAGGAGAAAGGTTATGCCTACATATCAAGACAAGATGAATTACTGGTCACAGAAAGATCCCTATGCTCCTCCTCGATTCCTTCCGAAGAAGTCACCTCAACTCACCGAAGAAGAGGTGGAAGAGTGGAAGCTGAAGAACGCAGGTAACTTTATTACCTGCCCTAAGTCTGGCACCCGTCTCTTGAGGAGTAACTGTGGCAAACTGCTGATGTGTTATCAGCAAGGGACATGCTATCATGTGGACTACACCAACTTCGACAAGAACCTGCAACGAAAAGCATATGACTTCAATGAGTAGCAGGGTTGAAGTGTGATAGGTGTAGAGTCAGGGATGTTCCTTGCCTCTTTCCTGTCACACTTTAACAAAGGAGAAACTTATGTTTCGTTTCCTGAAACCCCTTGTGTATGCGGTCATTGCCACGGTCGCCGGTTCCTTCGCCTACAAGGAAGGGAAGCAGGCTCTGTTCCCTGCTCCGGCCTCCGACCAGACCATCGACACCAAGCCGGTGGAAGACAAGAAGGACTAGTCCCCTTCTTTAAACCTTAACTTGGAGAGGTTGTCATGAGTGTTGATCAGGATGCGTTAGACATCCTATGTGAAGTCTTCGATGATAGGATCGAGGATGTCATGTCAAACCGTGACAACCTCTCCTACACTCTGTATGATGACGATGGCTACCCAGTTGGTGCTGCTATCTTTGACGAGTTCAAGTCTGGCGAGCGTGTCAGATATGTCTACGTCTACTGGATTGGGGTGCGCTACCGTGGTGTAGGTATTGGAGGACAGATACTTCGCACCTTGCACCAGCAGTACCCTGAACACTGGTTCAGTTTGAGTACACTCAAGTCGAACACAGATGCTGTCAGATTCTATCAACACCTAGGGTATCAGATAACTGGAGACTTACCCGGATGTCCTAGCTTCTATCATCTCCAGCGCAAACCTGAAAAGGAGTTCACCTCATGAGCGGTGATCAGAACCAAAACCAGAACCAGCAGAAGCAGAAGGGTGGCAATCAGAACGGCCCGAAAGAAGGCATCACCATTGCCACCTCTGTTGTCCCGTCTCAGCCTACCACCATTGGCCAGCAGGTGCAGAATGCTGTGGTCACTTGCATCGGCGGCGTTGTTGCTGCGATGGCGTGCGCCGGTGTGCAGAAAGGGTTCGACTGGATTGTTGGCAAGTGGACTGGTCGCAATGTTCGCCCCGTCTTCAACGTGACTCCCACCGGCCCCACCACTGGTGGTTCCGGCAACATCATGCAGGAACTGCACACTGTTGCGGGAAACAATCCTGATGAAGCGAAGCGTGCCATCCAGTCCGTGGCCAAACGTCTCGGTATGCAGATCGGCCAGCCTGCCCCTACTCCCGTGACTGTCGACGCCGGTGTGGTGGAAATGACTCCTCCCACTCCGGCCCCGGCTCCCACCGTTACTGAGGTGGTTCCCAGTGAAGCCGCCCTCAAGGTGGAAACCAAGCAGCCCAAACCTCAGCAGCAGGGTAAGGGAGGTAAGAAGTAATGTGGCGCGTACTCAAACATGTGTGTGTGTTAGCTTCCTGACCTTCGGTGCCGCTGGCCTGTACATGTATGCTGGCGTACGATCGTTGGACACGATGATGTTTGGAAAGAAGGAAGGTGACAAATGATTACCCGCATCGCCGGGTTCATTTTCTATGCTTTGATGGCCGGCCTGTGCGCCATCACCACCGTTGGTTATGCCAACGATGCGGTTAAGGCCCTTGACAAAAAGAACTAACCTCTAGCACATAGCAGGACTCATACGTACTAGGTGCGACTAGTCGCGTAACGGGGTCTTGTGTAAAGACAGCACCTCCACATAAGGTTGTCTTGTGTGGGTTGTGTGAGTCCTGCTATGCATCTAGGGATTAGATCAATGTGCTATTCACCTAGCGTTGCCGACGCAGTACAGTCATGTTTACCAAGTTATAAGCGTAGACTTGTGACCATGATGTTTGGTACTCATCACGTTTCAACTCACGAGGTTTCTCATATGTGTAACTGCACTTCCTGCTTCTGCTCCATGTCTTCCTCCATCGTCATGCCCGCCCCTGTTCGTCCTTCTGTCAAGCGTGGTGCTCTGCTCCGTGCTGTCAGCGGCGAGAAGGTCGGTGACTTGTACATGCTGGTGCGTGAAGCGACTGGTGTGTATGCTAAGGATGCTGCTGGTAGTCGAATCGGTTCCTCCAAGAACCTCTTCAACCTCATCAATCTGACGAATGAAGGTAAGGCTCGTGTGTCTCGGCCTGAGCGCAAGCTGATTTGGGGACATGATGAAGTACCGATGGATGTGATCGAGCAGCACTTTGGTTTCCAGATGGTTCCTGTTGCTGACAACATCAGCAAGATCGAACCTCTGCTCAAGGGCGTAGGCATGAACCTTCACGCTGCCAAGATTCGTGAAGAACAGTCTGCCTTGATGTATCGCCTGTTCTAATCTTTAAACCTGCTGGCCCATGTGTACTCTTCGAGAAAGCCCCGACTCTATATGGGTCAATGCCGAAAGAACATAGTGCACATGGGCCGGTCTCTTTGGAGGTTTGTATGTCCATTGATCTGAGTAAGCAATGGCCACCTCTTTTGTCTTATTATGTAGGCTTTCCTGCTGATGGAGCTGGTACCTACATCGAGAACATCTACAAACTGAGCAAGCAGAACAAGGCTAATCTGGCTGCTAAGCTCGGTCTTCCTGACACGCTGACTGTCGAGGAAGAAGTAACAGTTGATTTGAATGAACGCTTTGCGTTCTCTTATCAGCTTGTCTGTATGGTCATGCCTAAAGATAAGCAGCCTACGTTTGATGAGTTCATTACGAACAGAACGTCTAACCAAATGAAGCTGTCCAAACGTATCTTGTCCTACGTCAAGACCAACAGCAATGTGACCGCGAAGATTCTTCTTAGCGGATTATATTCCAGTACTTTTCGCATGAAGCTGAGCAAAGAACTGCCGAAGGTACCTGATGCCAGATCCTTTGTCAGTAACTCTGACTGTGCTGAGGCAGTTGTGATCACGCAGGACTACGAATACTACTCCGCCATCATTCAGAACATCTACTCTGAGATTGCGTCGATCAAGAAAGCGACGTATGGTTTCAGCATGGATATGTTCACGATGCTGTCGGCTGGTAGTAGCAGCAGCTTCTCATCTTGCTTTACGGTTGGAAGGTTCAACAGTAAGGGGCCGCTTGACATCGCTCTCTGCCCCTTGACTGGTGTAATCTACAACCGCCAAGGAAAGAACATCACTGGCAGAGCTTGGGTTGTCTTTGACAAAGACTTCAACAAGTTTATCGTCATGAAGTCTTATGGCTTTATCGACGACGCCATCATCAAGAAGGTGTGTGGTTGGTTGTGTGCCCTGCTTGACGATAAAGCAGACTGGTCATACACAAATGGAAACAGTGAAGATGTCTATCTTTCACTCGACTACAGACCAGAAGGATGGTACATTGACCCTGTTCGTATGTTCTTCTTCTCTTCAACGTCTGACAAGATCAGGAACATTGATGTGCGAGGGTGCGTAGAAGCACCTTGTTTGTTGTGCGGTAAGTATCATACCAAATCAACAATCATTTGCAGTGACTGCGAAGAAACAAAGCTGACCAACTGCAAGAGGTGTGGCAAGCAGATGCTTAAAACGGACAGCAACAAGCTGTACCCACTGTGTAATAACTGTGTGGAAAAGGTCACATTCTGTCCTGTCTGTGGTTCGATGATGCGGGAAGGCAAAGCATGTCCCAAGTGTGCATGGAATAACATGTGCGCTATCTGCGGCACCAAATCTGACAAGAAGCTACAGTGGGTTGAAGACATCCCTGTATGTGAACACTGCATCAGTATCTTGCACAAGACTACCTGCGAATGCTGTGGTTCTCACGGCTTGATGTATCCTTATCGTGGTCATGCTTTGTGCAACAACTGTTATCAGCAGTTGTCTTCTCTGCCTTCGTCAACAATCAGTGAAGCACAGGTTCACATCAAGGCCAGCATCTTGCAGAACTTTATAACCAGCAATCCTGATCTCAAGATTAGCTGGAACGTCAGCGAAGGAGACGCTAATGAGCATTGAGAGACTCAAGACAATCCTTCGCATGACGGATGCGGAGGTAATACAGAACATCGTTGGTACTCTGACGAGTTCCGACTCTGGGTACGAAGTATACACTGACGACGAGAACTTCGTCTTCGGTATTCCTACAACTGATACCATATGTCCTGTGCTTTTGCAGGCGCATGTGGATACAAGACGACACGCCTCGGTGGATGAACCCCTCATCTTGTGCACCGAGTACGGAGTCATTACAAACGCCAACGGTATCCTCGGCGGTGATGACCGCTGTGGTGTTGCTGGTATTCTAGACATCATTGAACGCCATACCAGTAAACCATTCGTTCTCTTCACAAACTATGAAGAAACGGGTGGCAAAGGCATGAAGGCTTTCCTCAAGACTGGCTACCTCGACAAGTTCGTCGACCATATTTATTGTGTCATTGCCCTTGACCGAAGGGGACACAATGAGTATGTATACTATAGCCCCACGTTACCGAGCAAGCTGACGTACTTCCTTGCCAAGCTCGGTTACTATGAGGCCAATGGTTCTTACTCTGACTGCTATGATCTTTGGATGAAGCATGACATCGCTCATGTTAATCTGTCATGTGGTTATGGTCGGCAACACACAGCCGATGAATTTGTCTTGGCTGAAAGCTACGTGTCTTCCATCCTTCGCGCTGATCGTTTGATGCAAATGATTGACGAACCCTTCCGTGTAAAGGAACGCTTCACATATCGAAGCGGACACGGGTACTCGTCTATCGCTTACCCTATCCCTAAGCCTGCTGACAATGCTGGTCAGGGAACTGCTGCTCTTGAAATAGTGGGTAGTGAAGAGCTTGCATCTGACGATGGCCCTGAATATGTTCAAGGAACTCATATCCATTCCCCTGTTCACATGCCTCCTGAAGCGGTGTACGCATACTCTGCGGCACCGAAATGTTTCGTGTGTGCGCGAGACGACAGACCGATGGAGTATGATACCAAGAACAGTTTCTTCATCTGTGAAACGTGCAAGAAACAAATCATGAAACACTTTGACACAGTGACAGTCCCCAACGCTATGGCGTACTACGACATGCTTGAGGAGTCACGGGCCAAGAGCCGAGAGGCTAACAGGAATTTGAACAAGGCCAAGCTCAAGGCTAAGAGTTCTCTTCCTGTGTGTCCCGGATGTGGTGACAATCATCATGTCATCTGGTCAAGGAAGGACATAGGTTTTGTGTGCACGTCTTGCTTTGAGTACCCTTCTACCGATGGATACAACGGTAAGTTCTGGGTACGAGGAGACAAGAAGATCTTTGTGAAGACTGTGAATGGCAAGCAAATGGTACTGGTGACAGACCTTAAGGGTGAACACCTTCTGTCAAGTGAAGAGCTGTTGAAGAGCAGTAAGCTTCACCAGTGCGCTGTCTGCCATGAGCCTCACATCTCCTGCTCTTGTGAAACCATAGGCAAGACGAGAAAGGTAAACGTATATGTTTGCCCCTCTTGCAAACAAGAAGCCTTGAATACACTTCTCAACGACAACCTCCCTCCGTGGGACTTGGACTAGGAGGATTACAACATGATCGTACCACGTCGTCCTGAGATTTGCAATCCTTCTGTTCCCGGATGTGAACTCAAACTTCCCTTGTACACGGAAGAAGAACGGAAGCGTATTGAAAACATGATCGACTTCCCCGGTGAATATACCGCAGACGATTTTCGTTCTGCGCTTGACCTCTGCTTCAAGCGTAGCACGGAAGCGGAAGCTTTCATCCGTTCCCTGCACGACTACACCCTTCGTCTGAAAGGGGTGTGGCATAGATGGTTGGGTGCTCTTCGCCCTGCCATAAAAAGGAGTTAGCATGTTTAAGAAATGCATCAGCGCTATTGTGGAAGCTCTTGTCAAGGTGGGTCTGAGTGTCTGTGCCGTGCTCAGCATTCCGTTCCTCTGCCTTGCTGGAGCCTTCATGGACAAGGATGAAGACGGAACCATCCGCATCAAACTCTAAGCACGAGGTGCTTATGCGTAATCGTATCAAGCAGTTCTTTGGCTGGTTGTTCAAAGGCATCAAAGCCCTGTGGCAGATCGGTTGGAAGAAGATCATGGACTTCGTCACCAACATAGAAGCTGCCAATGAACTACTTGACAAACTGGAAAAGAATGATTACGTAATCATTCCTGAAAAGATGTCAAGGGTTCACAAAGCTGTCTCTCTTGTGTCTGGATGTTGTCACAGTTTCTTTAACAGATTCCTTAAGAGGACTGACAAAGAACACAAGCTGCTTGACATTGACATCCCTAAGAACTGGATGCGAGGGAAGAGAAGACGTTTAAGCGACGTTGAGCGGCTTGCTCTCTAGGAGAGGTTTTAAGCCTCGTTTACTATGAAGATGACCTATGAGTCATCTTTTAAATAAACGTGTCTTAGAATCAATCCTCGTGCGTTTAAACGGTATATGAACCATAACCGAGGGACGTAGAAATGTAATGCAAATAGAACATCAACAACAGTCCAGACATACTGTGTGTCTCTGACGTAAAGGCAAGACATGAACTCATGCTTAGAGGCATGGATGTATCAGCTTGTAACCATAACAGAGATGCAAGAGTATGACTGTTAGGCGAGAGGAGCTTGAGAAGTTCCTTGATTACAATGCACCTATGGACGTGCCAGTAAGACAAGCCTACTGTCCTTTCTGTGAACCAGATAAGGTAACCAGTCATGGCTTTGTTGTGACACGTAAGAGGAATGGGTTCAGTATGTGGTGTCATAGGTGCCACACTAAATACTGGTACCCAGTTAAAAGCCCATCATCTAGCGCGATCTTAAGTGAATTGCATCGAAGAGCAGTGGGCAATAAAGACAATGCCAGTGTCGTAACGAAGAAAGTCACTCTCCCGTCAGACTTTACCGCTGACATTCCCGCGTCAGGTTTGCTGTGGTTACGTACCTACGGCGTCAATGAGGATGAGATACGCCGGTACCATTTTGGGTACAGCCCCAGACTAGATAGGTTAATCCTTCCTGTGTTCCGGGATGGAGAGCTGGTCTTTTGGCAGGGCCGCAACCTTTCTTCAGACACATCCAGACCTAAGTACATGAACGTGAGATCACAAAGGTCAGATATCGTTCTGTTTGTAAATAACCAAACATCGAAGGTCGTACTCGTCGAGGATATTCTTTCATGCCTCGCAGTAGCTAGGGCCGGTGTGAGTGCTGTTGCTCTACTTGGAAGCTACGTGAAGATGGATCTTTTACGTGATGTTCTGGCGGACGCAGATATAGCTTGTATAAAGGTCTGGCTTGATCCCGACAAAAGACAAGAGGCATGTAAGTACGCAAAGCAATTGCGTGCACTTGGTTACAGTGCAAGTCCAATTGTGCTAGCACACCAAGACCCTAAGTGTTATAAACCCGAAGAAGTCCAACGCTTCATAGGAGGTGCGACATGTTCGGATTCGGAAAGAAAACCTACGATGGGCCTACGTGGAAAGACGTGTCCATCGGTGTGACCATCGGTAAGAAAACCATGAGCGTCTTCGAGATCATTCGTAAGTTGTTCTGGAATGTGATCAACATCATTAGCAACGCCCGATCTATCTGGCGTACTTTGTGTAAGGCGGTTAAGGAGGTGTGTCATGCTTAGCTTCAACGATAAGGCTGTCTCCTTCGTACAGTCTTCTTCCTCCTCTGGTTACGACATACAGCGCAGCCTGTCTCGTAAGCGTAACCAGCTGTCGAACTTCTATGACATGGAGCTGGCTATGTGTGACTCGTGTGGCACACTTTTTGCAGACAAGCTCAAGTCGATGCCGTGCCCTAAGTGTGGCAGCACTAACGGCAGGAGTCATTCGTACAACACTACGAGTCTTGGCTATCTTGATAACATCAGGATGAACTCGTTCACCTACGCGATGGCTGCCTAACAAATGTGCAGACAGGTACTTGACAAGCAGGTATTTGATCTTATACCTATAGTACTATAGGTTACTTAACAGGTAAACCTAAAGATAAAACCTTTAGGTTAATATATTAAGTATCTTAATAAGTATCCTTGACTTTACTTAATTAAGTATTATAATATATCTAAGTATATCTTAGCAGTTACTTAACCTTACTTAAGTATAATATCTTAAATAACCTACTACGTAAATACCTTAATAAGTATATTATCCTAAGACTAAACCTAACTCTTAATTCATAAGTACTATAGGTAACTAATGCTTTGAACATTAAGACTATATTATTTCTGAATTAGAAGGTTGACCTTAACTCTTGAACAAGCAAGGCATTATGAACATTGAGGAAATCTCCCTTGTTTTGTTCTTGTTAAGCAAAGAAAACTTTGACAAGTATTTTAAATTCATCTTTGAGTTGAACCTTGAACTTGAAACTAAGAACTTTCTGAAAACAATTCAGGAATATTTCTCTGAATATCCTGATAAAGAAGTCCTTAGTGTTGAAGAATTACTTGTTTTCTTTTCAGTGAAGCACCCTATCCTGAAGAAGAGAACATCTTATTCTGCTTATCTTGAGCGTTTAGGTTCAACTGAGATTGATAATAAAGTACTTGAAGAAAACTTAAACCACTTCCTTGAAAAATATTTTGCAAGTGAGATGGTATTTAAGTTGACTGAAGTTCTTGACGGTGATTCATATTCTGTCCTTGACGAAGTACAGGAGATGTTATCCGAGTTCAATGAACGCAAAGTGAAGCTTAACAAAGATGAAGACCAACTATTTGTAAAGTCTAACTTGACTGAACTCTTACAAGAAGAAGTACATGAAGCTGGATTACGATGGCGCTTGTCCTGCCTGAACGAAAGCATCGGAGAACTAAGAGGTGGTAGCCTTGGTCACGTATTTGCTAGAGTCGATACAGGTAAGACATCGTTTATTGTATCAGAAGTTTCTAACTTTGCATCACAGTTGAAGGATGATGAGGTTATACTTTGGTGTAACAACGAAGAGAAAGGCAAACGTGTTCTCTTTCGTATCTATCAGTCAGTGCTTAAGTGCAACAAGACTGATCTCATAAACTATCCTACTGATGCAGAAGAAGAGTTCACCAAATTAGGTGGACACAAAATAAAAATCTATGACCAAGCTATCATTACTGTTGAAGATATTGAACAGTTGATGAAGACATACAACGTTCGTCTCTTGGTTATTGACCAAGGTGACAAAGTTCGTTTCTCTGGTGACAGAGATATGTCAACTGTCGATAGACTTAAAGCTGTGTACGGTAAGTTCCGTGAACTCGCTAAGTCATACGACTGTGATGTTATTGCTGTTGGTCAGGCGTCAGCTTCAGCCGAAGGGTTGAAATGGTTGAAGACTTCTGACATGGACAACAGCAAGACCGGTAAGCCCGGTGAGCTTGACTATGCAATTGGGATAGGAAAATCATTTGATGATGTTGACAATCCTGTTTGCAGTATTAGATATATATCTCTGTGTAAGAACAAGATGAATGAAGGTAAGCATGGCAGATATGAAGTAGTGTTCAACGCTTCATGTGCCTTGTATACTGACAAGGCATCAGGTAGCTTCTCCGAAGTGTCGAAGTCCGACGACCAGTCTCCCCAAGGTTCTGGCTCACCTGAGATCAAGTCCACCTTCAAGTCACTCTTGTCTGAGATATATGGGAACCCTAACATGGAACAGAAGTAAACATGTCCGTATTCACTAACAAGGTTATTGCTCAGGCTGATATCGCCCTTGAAGAATTTGTTGCTAAGCTGGAACAGGAAACTGGTCTTGCTCTGCGCGATCTCTCCCTCGTCGATATGTTGACTGCGCTTAAAGACTATACGAAAACTGCGGCAGCAGCTAACGTAGCCCCGATGTCTCTCTCGCTTGATGAGCCTACCGTGACGACCGAAGCTAAGTCGAGTAAGTAGTATGTCTTACTGTACCATCGACATCGAATGTTCTAAAGCACCGAAGCATATGCCTTGGACAATAGGCTCGTATCTGTGCTCTGTTGGAATCGAACGCCAAGATGGTACCTCAACTGTGTGGTTCTTCAATCCAAATGATAGACCACATGAAGAACTTCTTGCTGAAATCCAACAAGAGATTGACAGCGTTGACTTCTTGATTGGACACAACATTAAGTTCGACTTGAACTGGTTGAAGTGGATTGGTTTGAATGTCAAGGACAAGCCAGTCTGGTGTACGATGGTAGCTGACTATCTCATAAATGGTCAGCGCAAACTTGAGTATAGTTTGAATGCTGTTGCCAAACGCTATGGCTTAGGTCATAAGCTCGATGCTATGGCTATGTATTGGCAAGCTGGATACGAAACGGATGAGATTCCGTTGGAGATTCATGAAGATTATCTCAAGCAGGACGTACATCTTACACATGACGTGTTCAAGAAACAACTCCCGCTCATTGAGCGTGCAAGCCTTGGCAAGATAACGGAACTTTCTTTCCGTCTAACCCAGATCCTTTCTGACATGGAAGTATCTGGTGCAGCCTTCGACAAAGAAGAAGCTATTGCTTACTGTAACCAAACGCGTGAACAGGTTAAAGCAATGGACAAGACGCTGGTCGATCTGGCTGGTATTGACTTTACTCCCTCCTCTGCTTCACAACTCAGTGCTGTTTTATTTGGTGGTTCTTGGAAGAAAGAAGTTCCTGAACTTGTAGCTCGTCAGCTAAAGAGCGGTAAGTTTAAGATCACCACACGTAAGACTAAGATTGAGATTCCTATCAAGGGACTTGGCTTTAAAGTTCCAGACGGCTGCTTGTCTAAGAAGACCGGCTTGCCTTCAACTGATAAGAACACACTTGATTTGTTAAAGTCTCGTGACAAACGCTCTGAGTCCTTCCTTCAAACACTACGAGATCAGAAGAAGCTGATGAAAGTAGTGTCCTCAATTGCTGGTTCTAAAGAAGAGAAAGAGGCAGGATTGATTGCTGTCATCGGTAAAGACGATAGGCTTCATCCTTCCTTTAACCAGTGCATTACACGTACAGGTAGACTCTCTTCTTCAAATCCTAACGGGCAGAACTTTCCCCGTAATGGTACCAGCCCCATCAAAACATTCTTTAAAAGCAAACAAGGGGTTATTGTAAACATTGACTTAGCTCAGATTGAATGGCGTATAGCTGCTGAGTTAAGCCGAGATCCAGTTATGCTTCATGAGTTGAATGAAGGTCTGGATATTCATTCTGATAATGCTCTACGTTTCTTCGGTGCAGACAAGTATCCACGAGATTCAGCAGAGTTTAAAAGACTTCGTACTACTGCAAAAACAATGTCGTTCCGTCTTTTGTACGGTGGCTCAGCCTCTGGATTCTATAGAGACCAACGGATGCCTGACTACAGTTTAAAGAAATGGAAAGAAATTGTTGCAGCTTTCTACCAAAAGTACCAAAGACTTAAGAAGTGGCAAGACACAAACGTGCAACTTGCTAAGTCACAAGGGTATCTTCGTAATCCATCTGGACGTGTACTTACGTTTGATAACATGATGGGCTATGATGGTGTAGAAACTGTTGATGAAAAGCAAGTGTCAAACTACCCGGTACAATCTGGGTCAACTGACATTATGTATTTGCTTATGTGGAAGTTGCTTACACGTACACAAGAATATAAACTTCTTGCTAAGTTTATTCTTCAAGTGCATGACTCTATGGTATTTGATTCTCCCATCGAAGAAGCAGAGACGTTATGTCGTGAAGCTCTCAAACTGATACACAGTCTTCCTCAACTTGCTAAAGAATACTTTGGTTGGGATATTGTGGTACCCTTGACAGGAGACTGTGAAATAGGGTATGACTATGGTAACATGAAAACGATCAAGGAAGAAGAGATGGATAAGATCTTCGCAGATCTTCCTGCCTTCCTCTCTTGACAAATCTTCTTTCGTGTTTATCTTTCTTTTATACGCGCGTGAAAACATAGGAAAAGTCCATGTGGTTTATTTTCGATAGCATCGAACTGAAACATGATCTGGTGTCAAGGGCTGGTCGTACCTTTACTGGTTACGTACTCAAAGGAGAACGCAAGGGCTATGATAAAGATCCCAACACTCCTTATGAAAAGATTCTCTTTGAGAACACTGCTACCACAGTAATCGAGAAGGGTATCGAACGTCCTAACTGTTCTATTGTACAGTTCTTCCAGAAGGCATGTTCTCCGGGTGACATTGTCATCATGAAGTTCGTTCGCAGAGGTGGTAATATGTGGGACATTGCTTCCGTTGAAAAGCTCGGTGAGAGCAGAGATCTTCCCACATATGAACCGTTGACAGAAGAGCAAGAAAAAGCTCTCAAGTCGCAAGGCGTTGAAGGTAGCGAGGCCGCGTTGGCTGCTACCGGTGGAACTCCTGCTTGGGTAAGATAAGTTAGCTTAACTCAAAAGAGGCCAGTCTATTGATGTGAATATGTAACTTGACAACATATACATCATATACTGGCCTTTTCTTTTTAGGAGTGTTATGTACACAAACAAGTATCGTCTGCCCAAAGCATTTGAGGACGCCCTTCAACCTCAACCTTATGACCCTGTTGGTGCATCAGACTACAGTGCTACGTCACTGATTGATAGTCCACGTTATGTGCAGCTCTACAAGAGACACAAGCATGAGATTGTTGAAGACCTGATGGATCAATGGTATGTCTGGAGAGGTAACGCAGTACACCATGAGATGGAATCAGCTCTTTCAAAGAATCCAAAGTATCTGGTCGAACGTAAAGTCACACGCTTTGACAAGCCTGATGGAGGCGATGAGTCAACATACAGACGGGTCGTCGCAAAGTTTGACTTGTATGATAAAGAGACACAAACTCTTTCCGACTGGAAAACTTGCTCCGCGTATATGCACGGAAGCACTGGTAAGAAAGAATGGATTGACCAGCTCAATATCAATGCGTATTTCCTTGAGAAGGAGGGGTATCCTGTAAAGGATGTTGCCATCAACGCCATCTATATGGATTGGAGACCTCAATCTGGACGGTACAAAGATGACAAGTATCCCGACTTACCTTTCAACGAATTCAGGTTCCGCGTGCTGCCTCTTGAAGAGCGCGAGTCCTACTACAAGGAACGCCTTCGTCTACACGTGGAGGCCGAATCCTGTAGCGACGACATGCTGCCAGTATGCACTCCGGACGAATGCTGGGAGAAGCCTGCTAAGTATGCCGTTTACAAGGTAGGAGCAGCGAAGGCCACAAAACTTTGTGACACTCGTGAAGAAGCAGATGAGTACATTCGCCACAAGAGACTTGGCTCTGAGTACAAAGTTGAGTTTCGACCGGGTGAGAGAACCAGATGTGAGAAATATTGTCCAGTCAAAAACTGGTGCAACCAATATGCAGAATACAAAAAGCAAAACATGGGGAGCTAGACGTAAAGGTCTTACTCTTTTATTTCTTTCTCTGGCACTCAGCTTCTTCCCTTTGTCCTATAGTTTTATTTCACGCACAGTAGGTATGCACCGCAATGTGTTGTATGATATGATGTGGCAAGTACCTTTGCTGTCTACACAGCAAGAGATGCATAAGCAAGCTGCTATAAAAAGTACTACATTTTGTGGTCTACAAAATCCTAGATACAAACTTGATGGTGTATCTTCCATAAAAGGTTATAAGGCAGTTCGTCCACCTTCATGGTACACAGGGTATGTATCAAGAGGTTTTGTTAGAGAGCATATCCTACTGGTGTGTGAGAAGTTTGGTTGGACACAGCTACCAAAAGGATATGAAGTTCATCACATTGACATGAACAAGCTAAATAATGACATAAACAATCTAGCTGTTCTCACAAAAAGTGAACATGCTAAAGTGCACAGCCAGCACAAGGAGAATAAGGATGCTCATTGTAAAGTACAATCCTGAGTACATAGCTGTCAACGACGTTGAGAATGCCATACAGTATACAGAGGCATCGTTCTCTGAACTGTCTAAGGTTTGGGCAGACATGGGTCTTGAACTCCTTGTTCACAAACAGGAAATTGACCCAATGATTGACATCATTCAGAGGTACAAAGACAACCGTATCTATGACGCTAAGACCATAAGCGCCGGTGAGTGGTTTGTGTTTGACCCTACTGACTATGATGACTGGTACATTGTATCAGATGAGGACTTCACAAAGAAGTATAGTAAGATTCAGGAGGTGATTGTGTAGTGCTAAGATATGAATTGAAGATACCTGCCATCGTTACATATAGAGACAAGGGTATTGTCGATGTGCAGCTTCGGTCTGGTATCAAGGTTACTTTGAAGGAAGACGACTTCGTTCGTTGCTTCAAGGTTATGAAGGATATCTCAACTGTAGAGGACTAATGCTTGACTACACCACAATGGCTTCTTGCTTTGAATCAGTTTCTCAATGCTTTGTTTGGAGGTAACTCGTACACGACTCTGTCTACTCGTGCGTACATGGCACGTAGAGATGGTGGATGGAAGTGGCCTGCAAACATTCTTGATACTCTGATGTTCTGGCATAAGAAGTATGGAGGACATTGTAAGTATGCGTACTGGACTGACATGTGCAGATGGTATAACTTGCGTGTGTCCGAAGGCAAAGAACTTGGTAAAGTCAACGTACCACAAACCGACGAGTGGGTGTAATATGAATAAGCTTGAACCGATGACTGTTGTGAAGCATTTCAAGAACAATCAGTATCTCGTACTTGGGGTTGCTAAAGATGCGAATCTTGATACAAACGAGTTCGTTGTTTATCGTTCCCTTGATGGAGATCGCAAGCTGTTCGTTAGACCTGTCGCTGAGTTCTTGTCTGATGTAGATAAGGAGAAGTATCCTGATGTGCAACAGAAGGAACGGTTTGAGTACGTAGCTCCTCTTAAAGATATCCTAACAGCGAAGGCAACTGCATAGTGCTTAACTTTTACAGGTGGGGTAGCTAAGGTTACCTCACCTATTAAGGAGCAGTTATGAAAGCAGACGTAATTCTTAGACTGGAAACAAGAAGCGAACCTGTCGTAGAAGAAATAGCCTACGTTCATGCTGTTATCTTGGGTCGTTCTGGTCTTGAAGAGTTTAATAAACTTAAACAGACAGACTGGGTGCGATACACTATTCAAACTGTGGAGGTACAAGAATGATTAAGAAATTCTTTGGGACTATCTGGCGGTGTGTGGCTAATGTGTACTGGGGTACGCTGGTTGTATTCAACCTTCCCGTTCTTCTCGTGGATGTTGGCATTCGTGCCAAGCTCATGACGGAAGCAGAACTTGAGCGTACCATCCAGATGCTTGAACAAAACATTCAAGACATTGCAAAGGCAGGTATCTAATATGGATTATCCTAGCTCGCTCAGCGTGTTCGGTCACGACGTAAGCGTAAAAGTTTTCAGTGACCCTATCGAGGTAGTGGAGGGCGGTCAGCAGACTGATGTTGTGCTTGCACAATATGATCCTCAGACGACTACCATTTCTCTGATGCATGTCCCGGACAAGCCGGCCATCGGTGGCAGTAACTTCGTTCATGAAGTTATCGAAGCCATTGATGTGCACGGAGACTTGAAGTTGAACCATACACAAATTTCCACACTGGCGTCTGGTTTGTATCAGGCGTTTGTGTCTGGGGAGGTAAACTTTGGACGAGCCAGTTATGAAACTGTGCCCGCTGGAAAACGGGAGTACATGCCAAGTATGTTCCAGTAAACATCTTGACATATACAAAACGATGAGCGGGATGTTCTTTGTTAAATGTTTTGGTTGTGGTTATGAATCTCCTCTTGTGGATACTGCTCAGCTGGCTAAGGTTGTCTGGTTGCCTTAACAGAGGTAGTGTGCATATGTGAGATCTATAAAATCAACCTATAACAAGACAAGGTTTGCTTCTAAGTTTGAAGCAGAACTTGCTAAAAAGTTCGACGAGCTTGGTATCAAGTGGGAGTATGAACCTTGTCGTATTCCTTGGCAGCCCGCTGTACGATATTATAAACCTGACTTTAAGGTTACACTTCCAGACGGTGAGGAGTTCTTTGTCGAAGCAAAGGGATACTTTGATCCCTCTATGCGAAGTAAGATGGCTCAGATTCGTGAGCAACATCCAGACTTAGATATACGCTTCGTCTTCATGCTTGAAGATAAAGTTATCTCTCGGTCTACAAAGAACCCCACCACGTACAAAACGTGGGCTAAACGACACGGCTACTCGTGTTGGAAGCCTGATACCTTAGCTGAGAGTAATAGTACTAATGTCGAACGAAAGACTGATAGAACAGGCAAACATGGAAGCACTCGAAGAAGTAAAGGAAGCCATCAAGGACGCGCATAAACGCCACCCTGAGACGCATCCGTCTATCGAGCATTCTGCTTGGATTCTCAAAGAAGAGATGGCCGAGCTGAAACATGAGCTTTACAAACCGGAGAGATGGCGTGACACTACTGCGATTTGTGAAGAAGCCTGTCAGGTTGCTGCTTCTGCTATCCGCCTGATTGCTGATATGAAAGTCCGTAAGATGGAAGGGTATAAGGAGCACGAACATTACCGTCACGCAGCATAAGCTGAGGTAATCTATGGGAGTCATGTGTTGGCTCAAAGATCACAACTGGGAAAGCACTGAAGTGTGGACTGGCACTGCGTATGACATCATCCGTATTGAAGTCGAACAGTTCAAGTGCTCTCGTTGTGGTAAGACAAAGAAGTCTGTCCGAGTGTTTGGTAAGTTGAGTAAGAAAGTAGCAGAAGATATTGTTGACAATTCCACAGGAGTGGTTAATGATAGATATGTGAAAGAAACTTCACCCAATGAAGTTATTACTCTTACCGATACAAAGGAAGACAAATGCAAGAAGGCAGCGTAAAAGCATATAGTACCGCTCTTCTTTATGCACTGACAGCTAACGGCAAGACAATGACGTGGCAAGCTCATGCATATGAAAACGAAGACGGTACAGCCAGCATACTTATTCAGTCTGGTTACGAAGGTGGTGCTCTTAAGGAGACGACTCGTTCCTATAACTGTGGTAAGAATGCTGGCAAGAAGAATGCTACGACTGCGCTACAACAAGCTGTAAATGAAACTAAGTCTAGGTTCAAGAAGCAGCTTGATAAGGGATACAGGGAGAGTAAGGCTGAGCTGTCTGCTCTCCCTATTCGTCCTATGCTAGCTCAGTCTTATATAGATCATCAAAACAAAGTCAGTGACGACACGATCTATATCTGTCAACCTAAGCTCAACGGTGTGCGTTGTACAGTTCAAAGACATGGTGACAAGATAACTTTCCTGTCAAGAACAGGTAAGGTATACGATGTCTTGTATCACCATAATAAACTCTGCAAAGAGTTGTTTGAAGTTATGCCTGATGGATGTGCATGGGACGGTGAGATCTACTGTCATGGTATGCCACTGCAAGACATAGTGTCTGCTGTCAAAGCATACAGTCCTGCCACAAACAAGTTGCAGTACTGGGTGTACGACACCATCAGTGAAGAACTTCAGTTTGAACGCATTGCACGTTACCGTGCTTTGCTTGCAGATAAAGATCTTAAAAAAGTTGTGGCTTGCCCTATTGACTATGTCAAAGGAATAGTTAATATAAAGAAGAAACAAGAAGACTATCTTGCAGAAGGATATGAAGGACTGATGCTACGTAAGTACAGTGCTAAGTATCGGCAAGGTGTTAGGTCTTATGATCTTCTGAAGTATAAGAACTTTAGAGACACTGAATACAAAGTCACAGGGTTCTCAGCAGACGTAGATAAATGTATTATCTTTGAGTTCTTTAACAAAGGTAAGCCTTTCTCTTCTGTTCCATGCTGGACAAAAGCACAACGACAAGAAGCATATCGGAGGGGTTGTTTAGACTTCAATACTTGGATAGGTAAGAAGGCAACAGTACGTTGCTCTGACTTCTCTAAGGATGGAACCCCCATCGGAAACCCCGTAGTCACAGCCATAAGGGATTATGAGTGAGCTTCTTCGATATGATTAACAAGGCACTTAAACATTCTGATGAGGTTCCAATTCCTTCTCGTAGGAAGGACGATCCTTACTGGGGTACATTGCCAAGGATGTGTCGTCAGTGCACAAACAGAGAGGAAACAACACCTCCAGCATCCTTGAAGAAAGCAGGAGTTAAACCCTGCCAGTTCTGCAAGGTGTTTGAGAAAGCTTGCTACATTGCGTCGACAGTGTGCCGTCGTGTTGCAGAGCCTCTTAACTTTAAGGTAAATAAAAAATGAAAGACACAAAGTATTTCAAGGCAAAAGAATTTCAGTGTAAGTGTGGGTGTAACACAAACGAGATGAACCAAGAGTTTGTAGATAAGCTTACCCTTGCACGCGAAATCGCCGGTATTCCTTTCGTCATTACTTCTGGATACCGTTGTCCTGCACACAACAAAGCTGTTGGTGGTGTAGCTGGCTCATCCCATACAACTGGATACGCTGCTGATATCAGTGCGACTACTGGTGAACAGAAGTTCAAGATTGTTCAGGCTCTTATTACAGCAGGCTTTACTCGTGTTGGTATCGCTAAGTCTTTCATCCATGTGGATAGCGATCCCAAGAAGCCGAGTCCGACTATTTGGTTGTACTAGGAGCTGACATGAAGTTCCGTGCTCGTTACCGTGGTAAAGGAGCCAACGGAAAGTATGTCACAACTCAGATGTTTATCAACGCAACAAACGAAGTTGAAGCTAAGGAAGAAGCAAACAAGCGTATTCCAGAAGTGGTCAAGCGTTTGACTGAGCGTGAAGGACAGGATGTTGGACATGTTGTCTGTTGGAAGATTGAACCTCATGAACAAAAGAAAAGAAAGGAAGAAATGTATGTCGGTTAATAAAGAAGCTGTGTTGGAAGAAGTGCGTGCTCAGTTGGCTGTTGAGAACTGGGTGAAAGATGTAGCTAAGGAGAATGAAGCCAGTGACGAATACAGTCCTCGTTCTAATCGTCTTCTTCTTTGGGACTGCTTTGCTGATGAAGTAGGCAGACACGTTGAAGAGTACACTGTTCCTCAGTACGGTGACTTCCCTGATGACAATGTTGCTTCTTGGTCTGCTGATGATTGTATCAAACAGATTCAGAAGTATGTGAACCGCATGGAATCTAACTCTCGTGGTGAGCTTGAAGCTACGCGTGACCTGCTCAAGATTGCACACTATGCTTCTCTTGTGTGGTGCAAGCGTCTTGGCTTTGAAGAAGCTCTTGCGGAAGTAAGGAAGGAACAGGAAGTACAGCCTGAAGGTCAGGAAGAGGTGCAGAATGGGTAAGGTATACTTCGTCTTCCAAGAAGAATCTATTCTTGGTCTGCTTAAGAACTATGCAGCAGCTGGTAAGTTTGGCTTGCAGGACGTTGAGTACCTGCAGGTGAAAGACAATGCAGACTACAGTGAGAAAGGTTCTGTCATCACAAAGGATGACGCTGTAGTCTATGTTGACTTTCAGCCTGACTGTGAACGTGCTCGCATTATTGCGCATGAGCTTAAGTGCCCTGTCCGTTGGTGTGATGAAGCTGGTCTTAAGATGATTGATATTAAGCAGATCTTTAGGCTTGACCAGCAGGCAGCTCAAGCTGCTGTGGAAGCTGATGCTGTTGCACCTTTTGCACAAGGAGTAGAACTCAATGCCTAGTACGTATGTCTTTTATCATGAAGATGCTGACGGGCATTGTGCTGCTGCTGTCTTCAAGTACTCTTGTGACCAGAACGAAGAGCTTGACCTTCGCTCCATTAACTACGGGTATGACTCTGACAAGATGTTCGGTGATCTCGAAGCTGGTGCTCGGCTTGTGTTCCTTGACTTCTGTCCTACTGAAGAAGACCTCAAGGCTCTTCATGACAAAGGCTTTCCTATCGTAGTTGTTGACCACCACAAGTCCTCTGTGTGGGCTAAGGACTACGATACGACAGGTACAGACACTAAGCCTTACATCCGTGTGTACCACAGTATCTATCAGTCTGGTTGTGAGATTACTTGGGGAACCTTTATGGGTGAAGCCAAGATGCCTCCTGCTGTGTGGATGACTGGTAGATATGATGTGTGGGATCATCAGGCAGACGAACGCATTGTTCCTTTCATCACAGGTATGAAGCTCATCATCACCGACCCTGCTACGGAAGATGGTTATGAGTTCTGGAAAGCGTGCTTTGAAACTATCGACACTCTTCCTGCAGATGCACCTGACGAAGAACGTGCTAAGCGTATGAAGTGGGATGTAGTCCTGCAACTTATCAACATGGGTAATGTTGCACATATGTATCGCCTTGGCCTTGCTGAGGAACGTGAACGTAATGTGCACGACATGGTGATTGAAGGCAAGAAGTTCCTTATGGTGAACTCAAAGCTTTCTGATAGCTATGACTTCCCTATGCAGAAGCTTGATGATAGTTACTTTGGCTTTGGCTGGTACTACTGGGACGGAAAGGAATGGCACTTCAGTATGCGCTCTGAAGGTGATAACGACCTTACTACCGTTGCTGGTATCCGTGGTCATAAGAATGCAGCAGGCTTTACGATGTATGGTTTCCAAGACCCTAGCATCTATCTGAAGGCTGCTCATGAAAGTAATTGATCCTTCTGTCATAGTCTCTTTGCAATCTGCTCCACACTTCATCATGCAAACGATTGAAGACGCTGGACGTACCTGTTATAAATCGGAGGACAAAATCAATGCAACTTCCCATGTGGCTTTCATCGAGCGACTTGTACGTCGAGGGCACGAAGCTATGCTCGAACACGGGTACGCTACTGCACACTTTCGGGTTGACCGTGGTGTCTCTCATGAACTGGTGCGTCACCGCCTTGCGAGTTTCGCTCAAGAAAGTACTCGATATTGCAACTACAAGGATAAGGACATTGAGTTCGTAAGACCTTCTTGGTTTACTAATGAAGAAGCAGACAAAGCTCTTGAGAATTACAGCTATTACTTGGCTAACCCTAGTCAGAATATCAAGAAGTACGCCATCATCAAGTGGTTCGACATATGTCAAGACACAGGTGTTGCGTATAAAGAGCTTATAAACCATTGTGGACGTAGCCCACAGGAGGCTAGGTCTGTTCTTCCTAATGCCCTTGCCACTGACATTGTAGTAACAGCTAACCTTCGAGAGTGGAGAACTATCCTTAAACTTAGGTGTGCAAAGGATGCTCATCCAGACATGCGGTACATTATGCTACGGCTGCTGAGTGATATGCACAAACTCTTTCCACCTGTGTTTGAAGATATCTATCAGCTTTACAAGGAGGAAGTAGATGCGCTTGCTAGAGATCTTGTATACGTTCTTCCACACACGGAAGAAAGTGGAACAGACGCCTGAGACATGCCACTGGTGTAAAGACTATCCTTACTGGGATTGTTGCAATGTTTGGCGTGACTATGAAGACTACTGCTCCACATGTAAAAACTTTAAACCTGCAACTAACGAGGATATAGAACATGACTAAGTTTGAAATCAAGGCTACCTGTAATGGCAAGGACTACAACATTGACTTTGAAGTTCCGAAGGATATCAAGCAGGAAGACTGGGATCAGTTCTCCAAGCTGTTGAAGATGGCTTGCCAGCAAATGGGTAAGTAACCCTTGACAAACTTCTAATAAGTCTTATACTCTTATAAGACACATCGTGTTACCTTAAACGTAGTTGTTAGCTATGTCAGAGACAGGTGGACTTTATCTCCTTGGCTACCTGTCTCTGTCCTAACGCTTAACTAACTAGAAGGTTGAACATGATGGAACAAGGCTCTCTTGCGGATCTCCTTACTCTCGCTAAGTCTGGTGACGACAACAAGCTTGGCGAAATTCAGGAAAAGATCAGTGGGCTGGAACGTGAGAACGCTGCGCTTACGATGCAGCTGTCTCAGAATGCCCAGACTCGTGCTATCATTGAAGCACTGTCTCGGACTTCTACTACCACGCCTGCTGCCTAGTAGTTAAAGCATAGCTTGATAGTTTGGAGGAGCTACGGTTCCCCCTTTCTTATAAGGACTAAACATGTTTGGTGTTCCTTCAATCGAAGAACGTATTAAGAAAGCTCAACATAATGTTGACGTATATAAAAGTGAGCTTGATAGAGCGGTTCATAATGTTGAACGCTATCAAATTTGCTTGAATAAAGCCATGTCTCGGGTAGGGGAGCTTTCCCTGCTGAAAGACGTGCGGGATGGCAAGCTCCTCGTACTCGATCTTGAGAGTATGGAACCTGCCCGCATCGCATTCCTCTAAGGGAGGTACGTATGGCCTGTGGTGGTAAGAAAAAGAAGAAAAAGGGACGCTAGGTCTTGACAACTTTTCGTTAATGATTATCTTATAATCAAGAGCGACAGTTGCGTGGACTGGCTGTACTCTGGAGTGACCCACTGGTTGCATACACACGCAGAAACCCCTTGCAGGAAAGATCAAGAACTGCAGGGGGTTTTCTATTAGAGGAGTTACGATGTCGAAACTTACTGCTCTCGCAGAATACGTTCATACGTGGGCACCTATAGCCACACAGCTATTAGCTTCTGACAATGACGCTGTTAAAATGTATGGTGTTAAGATTCAGCAAGAAGTGGATGTTAAGAAACGTCAGCTTGAAGCAGAACTTGGAGAAGCTAAAGCTATTCTAGGTATGACTCTAGCAACACATCCTAGTCAACATAAAGAAGTCAGCAGCCCTGAACTAGTAGAGCATTCGACTATTCATGGTTGTACAGAAACACAAGTCAAAACAGAATGCACTATCGAACTGTAGATACAAAGAAAACCCCCTTTGGGCCTTCGGGCTCTTAGGGGGTTTTTCTTTTGCCTAATTTTTATCTTCAGGCATATCAGCAAGTAGCTGTTTTATTTCATGCACACGTGAAACATTGACACCGTTCTTGAGGGACATGATCTCAGCAAACTTCTTGAAACCAAAGGCAGATGACACACAGATACCAAATGCTATCTGATACCAGTCAGGCATAGTAGCAAAGGTTTCAAACCCATGTGTTACCCAGTCTGCTGTCCACGGACACCAAGCAAGAATAAGTGGCATAGAGATAACTACTGTCCAGAACTCATCCTTCCATCCAGAGTTGTCGAGGGAGTCTTTCTCCCACGCAATATCTCCCACCACCCCAGACTTGTAGAGATCAATCTTAGCAGCAGCTCTCGCCTTAGCTACTTCGATCTTACTCTGCAATTCTACCTCTTTGAGTTTTTGCCTACTCGTGAACCATCCCACAACACCGGAAACAAGTGCTTCAACAGGCTTAGCGATTATGTCTAGCATAGTTAATCTCTATAGTCAAGACCTGACTGCTTAGCCACACGAGTAAGTTCCTTCATCAAAAATTCTCTGCGCTTCTGCAGCTTTTCCTTTTCTTCGTAGAACTTAGTACCCGTAGACTTGTTGTTCTTTTCATTCAACTTCTCAAGCTTGCGAACGCTATTCAAGCGAGCATTGATAGAATCATATCTACCCTTGAGCTGCTGAATAGTTCTGTTCTTGTTTCTAATCTCAGTACGTTCATCAGGAGAAAGAGTTGTATCCTTCTGTGCAAGCTCAAGTTCATTCAAGCCAGTCTGCATCTTATTCCGAATCTTGCTGTACTCATTAAGTGTATCACCATAACCAACCTTACCGAAGAAAGAGTTAGCAATAGGTACATTCTTCAACTCAATAGGAGCACCAGTAACAGGAGAAGTCAACATGCCGAGAGCCTGTGTAACTACTCTACCAAGGCCACCCATGTACGATTCAGTAAGATGCTGGATGGTTTCAGGAGACACATCAATCCAACCCTTCTCAACCTTAGACCCAAATGTCCAAGAGTTCAGTGTCTCTGCCACAGCACGACACCACATAGGATTAGTACCCCAGTACTTCTGACTGTCAGGTACTTCACCCTTAAAGCTGTGTGTACTTTCAGGCATAAGAGCATAACCAAAGCTGTTCTGGTTGGCTACTACTTCACCGATAGGACGGAAGATAGTAGGCAAGAAGTTCAACATGGAAGCTCCACCAGTAGGATTGAAGTTATCAAATGAAGCACCAAAGATTTTAGCAGCAGCAGAGGAAGGCTTGGTGCGTCCACTAATTACACCTTCCATTGCATTTGCAGCTACCCAAAAGATATTATAACCATAAGGCAGGGGGATCTTTACATATCCACCATCACCAAAAGGTGCAGGTATAATAAAGTTACTGTCCTTAATGTAGTCAGGAATCTTATCATACTTACTTACACCATCGTCATCGTCACCCATAAGCCACCTACACAGTAGTGCATGTGGAATACCACAAGCTACTGAGTAAGCCATGAAAGCAGCGGTTCTCTTTGCGTTGTTTGCAAAGCTATCTCCACGCCTCCAGAGGTTACGCAAGATACGCACGTTACCACCGATGTTAGCAGAAGAGAATGCCCACAGACTGTTAAAGAGAGGAGCCCACGAACCCTTACGAGTAAAGTTAACCGTGATCTCCAGAGCTTCGTTAGCTGCACGTTGATGTGCAGTATCCATCATCTCTTGCATCTGCTGAGCTGACCAACCATTACGCTTAGCTTCCTGAGCAATATGATTGTCAAACTCTTGTGTCAGAGCAACGAACACAGAGAACCGAGTGGCATTTTCAGATACGTCAGAGATAGTATCCAGATACTTAAGAGCACCGTCAAGAGTCTTACGAAGGTTACCCTTCTGCTTTGACAGTTCACGTACATCCTTGTACATAGTCTTGTAGTCATTAGCAAGGAACATACGAGTATGCCCACCAAAGTCTACAAAGTTCTTGTACATTTCCTTAAGGTACGCTGCATCCTTACCAGTATATTCCTTACCGTTCATCTCTGACCAGAGGAACTTAACCATACGGAAAGAGGTAGCATCCTTAATGATACGCTGACGAATGTTGTTCTCTTTGCCAAGCAAGTTGTTTGCCTGTGCCTCAGAGATTACATTACCTACGTTAAAGATAGCAGTCTGAATATCACGAGGATAGTTCTTGATAGCGAACACAGGGTTATACGTAGTCAACAAAGCAGAGAACTTCTGAGTCATCTTACGAATGAAGTTAATGACTGCACCTGTTTCAACAGTGTTCTCGTTACGCAAAGCAGCAGCAAGAGCTACGTCCTTAATAGCAATACGAACACGGTTACCCTTATCATCAATCACGTTGATGAACTTGTGCCCTTCACCCTCAAGACCATGTGACTTCCTCACATAGTAAAGAGTACCATCACCTTTCTCAGACATACGGAAGTATGGCTGTCCCTTCTCATTCTTATCCGTAGCGATTTCCCACAGGTCTTCGTTAGGAACTTCTCGAACGAGGTTAAGCAGACGACGAGACACATCGTTCTTCTCACCGATGTTTACAGTATCCATGATCTGCAACATCAAGTGTGTAGAAGGACTTTCTGCAAGACCTTCCCGCCCCTTCGCCTTCTTCAACAACTCCCGACCACCAACAGAAATACCAGCCTTTGATCTCTTATGTGCATAGTCAGGATCAAGATCGTCAATGAACTCTTCCCAGTTCTTCAACGGGACATAGTGCTTATAGGTAGCACGAAGCTTATCAGTAAGAGTCTTAGGTACAATACGATACTTATCCAGCATGTCCAGATGATATCTACCAAGCTGGTCAAACTGTGCAGCAATCTCATTCATACCCGGCACATCAGAGTACTTGTCAATGATAGCTTGTGCCTGCTGGTCAGAAAGACCAGAGGGAGACTCTAACTTATTCTTACCACGGTACCGCCTGTTGACTTCAGCGTTACGTTCCAACGCATGTCGAGCCAGAAGGAACTCATCAAGGGCAGACCAAGTAGCATTCACTCTGTCCTGCTCAGTAACCTTACGACCAGCCTTACGCAGGTCATCAAGAGCTTCCTTTACAGCAGGAATATCAAGCTTACCAATCTGTTCACAAAGCGGTGCAATCCGCTGATTCATAATATCAGTGCGAATGCTGTTAATTCTATTCACCATACCAGTCATATGACGGTAGATGTTTGTAGCAGGAGTGATAACATTCTTACCAATCGTATCCTTAATGTACCTTTGCACAATCTGAATACGACGGTACTTGTCATACATGCCTTCTACAAATCTTTCAAACCCAGTATGCGGAATGATCTTACCATCCATACCCACAGACTTGCCAGTGTTCTTGATCTTAACCATACGGTCAGTCCATGTCTGCTGGTTCATCTGTGCACGCTTCCACTCTTCAAGATAGAGAGGAGGCATATCAGTGTAGGTAGTATCTTCATCCACCATGAAGCGAACTTCAGGAGAACTGTACGCAGGAGTAGTATGACTGATGTTGTCACCTTCAAACAAACAATAGCTCTGGGCATTGTTATAGTTAAAGGTAGTACCAGCCACACCCAAGTCTCTCAGCATACTAGAGATCTGCTTAGTGTTGTTAGACTGAGACACAAGGTATTCATATACATCCTGTCCAGTCACACGTTCAAGGTAACCCTTGTTCTTCATAAACTGAGTAAGTTCATTCTTATCAAGGAAGACACCGATGTCTTTACCCAAGAACTGAATATGCATACCATCCTGTGCAGGAATCTGCTGAGGAGGCATCTGCTTGAACAAACGATTAAGATGTTCTGCAACATATCTTTGTTCAGACAGAGGACGTTCCCAGTTCATGAACTGTTCAAAGGAAGGAGCGTAGTTCTTATACACCTGTCCGGGAAGACCAGACTGCTTGTTGTTGAATCTCTTGTAGTACTCAGCAAGCTTCATAGGATTAGAGAAGTAAGTTCCCCAACCATATGGAGCAGAGAAATCATCTGCACCTACAAGGTCAACACGCTCGTACTGAGGAGCAACATCATTCAGAGCTGTGCTCATGTACGTAGCACGACCCCAGATAGTGTAGTTAGAAGAAACACCTTGAGGCTTATTGCTGGCAAGGTTCTGTGCAGAAGCAGCAAGGACATCTTTAACATCAGCTTCAGTAACATAGCCATCTACACCAAACAACTTCTGATACAACTTACGAATAAACTTGTACAAGTCACGAATGACAGGGAGTCGTTCAAGCAAAGACTTAGGAGACTCACGCTCAGCTATCCAAGCAATGAACTCTTCTGTACGAACAAGATCATTAGCGTTCTCATATGCAGGACGCTGACGTTCAAACTCTTTCCACAGAGGAGTACCATAAGCGTCACGATAGACAGCAGCCATGAACCCAGTAAACTGACGAGGAGTCATGATAGCACGCAGACCATAGTGAGCAACACCTTCGTGCATAAGCAGACGTACTGCTTGTGCCTTAGACTTTACTCGGTCAGCGAACACATAGATCTTGCCATCACAGTATACTGCCTGCGGGATAGCTTTCTTATCTGTGTTCTTAAAGGACAGATTAACCAAAGCATCATGCACAGCAGTAGGTACATTACTATCAGTAACAGAAGAACAAATAGATACAACATCCTTTAGACCGGGAAGCTGAGTCAACGTGTTCTTCATCCAGTCGTACACTTGCTGAGTAGCTTCAGCAGCAAGCTGGAAGTCTACTTCCTTTTCCTGCTGAGTGTACCGTTCAAAGGACTGGCGCTGTGTTTCAATGTTGTTACGAATCTGCTTAGACCGCTGCTCTTGCTTGTACATACGCTTGAGCTGTTCAGCTTCAAGATCACGACGAGCTTGAGAAGTCTCTTGAGGAATAGCTTGACGCTCAGGGATGTTACCGTCCAAAGCATTATCATAGCTAGCCTTATCTTGAGCTACCTTAAGCTGTGCTTGATATGCAGGAGAAGCTTCATATGCACGTTGCTGTTGTTCAGCAATCATGTTACGCATGTACTGGTCAGCAGCAACTCTATCAAGATCAACCTGATTGTTCAGAGCAGCAGCTTGTTCAAGAGCAACATTCTGCTGAAGAGCACCGTACCTTTGTGAGAAAGCATCAGCACTAGGCAGAGCAGCCTGCTGATTAGAAGTGCCCATCTGTGCAGCTTGCCAGTCAGCAAAGTCTGCATCCCACGTATAGGTAGGATCGTTGGTCAGCTTAGCTGTACTACGCAAAGCACGTGCGTTCTTAAGCAAAGCATCAATACGTTCCTGTGTTTCCTTGTCTGAGAGATCCTTCAACTGCTTACGCAAGTCAAGTTCAAAAGGAACAGCAGGGTCAAGCCTATCTGCCTTAGCAAATAAGGCATCCATGTTCGTCTGAATCTCAGACAAGTCCTGTGAACGTGCAGCAGAACGAGCAAGGTTGACGGCAGATTTTCTAACTTCTGCCTTCAATCTATTTGTCTGTGCAAGTTCTTTGTCAATACGAGCAAGCTCACTTGTAACAAACTCATACTGGCGATCATTGTATGGAATAGCATTCTGCAGCAGGAGTTCAAGGAATACATTGTACTCACCCTTACGTGCCTGCAACTTAGACATATGTTCATCAGCACGATTGAGCTTACGCTGTACGTACTGCTGAGTATCTTGAATGCTGTTTATAATCTCAGTGTACTTAACTGGATCTTTCTTGAACAGAGCTTCCTGATACCTACGGTCATCAACAATCTGTTCAGCTGTAAGGTTGGTATCGTAGCCAAGATTCTTAAAGCGTTCTGTTACAGTTTCACGGAAAGCCTTACGAGCCTTCTTATCAGACTCAGAGAGATCTTTCTCAAACTGTTGCTTACGCTGCTTGATGTCTTCACGCTGTGCCTGAGCAAGACGTGCAAGCTGAGCAGCATACTTCTGCTGGTCACGTTCAAGCTTCTTAACATACGCATCCTTTGCTTCTTGTGTAGCAAGCAGAGCATACTTAGGAGACGTACCTGCGCGAGCAGTAGTCAACTCATCCTTTGTCTTACGCAAAGCATTGACAATAGGATTACGAGCACGAGCAAAAGATTCTTCAGAAGCAGCTACAGCCTTCTGTGCTTCTACACGAATAGCATCACGCATGATGCCTTCACCCTTAGAAATCTGAGTGAAGGGATCAATCTTAGTCAGCTCTTCTTCAAACTTAGTCTGAAGTTCAAGAGGCGTCTGGTCTGGGTTAACATACGGAATGTCTGTCTTAGGTGAATGCTTGAACATGTCAACCATAACGCTAGCTCCACCAGAGGCAGAACCAACAAGAGCACCAGCAATACCAGCTTCCATCATACGGTCGAAGTCATCAGCAGTAAGCTGAGCACGTCCGTCCTGAATCATGCTGTTTACTGCACCCAACCATTCCTGTGTGTATTCTTCTGCACCTTCACCAATCATGGCCTTGGGCAGAGACAACGCAGAAGCCTTGAGCTTTTCCTTAAAGGAACGTTCAACAGAGTCAGGTACCTTAACACCAGTCATCTTACGAAGCAGTTGACTTTCACCACCAAGCAGTGTAACAGCAGACTGCAAGATACCAGTACCAATATCCATGCCGGGATTAGAAGTAAGTAGCCCTCCCTCAGCATAGTTACCAGAGTAGTTCTCACCAGTGTTCAGTACAAACTCAGGAGCCATTGCACCAATCTGTGCACCAACAGTAGCGGTCACAGCTTTAGTAGCAGCAGCACGAGCCTCAGCTTCAGCAACACCAGAAGCTACAAGCTGAGCAGTCTTCTTTTCAATAGCACCAGACAAAGCACCAGCAAGTACTCTCTTACCCGCAGCAGCACCTACGCCACCACTAGCCAGAGACATACCTACATTCAACGTCTGTTCACCAAGAAGACTAGCAAAGTAATCACCAAACTTCTGGATGCTGTCTACGTCTTTGTAAGATTCAACAGCAGCTTTCAGTTCAGGAGCTTGTGCTTCTTCTTGCTTCTGTTGTGCATAGTACATCAAATCACCAGCAGTCTGTTCATGACCCATAAGGTCAGCAAGAGCAGCACCACCAGCAGCAACAAGAGCTTGTGTCTGAGGAATAGAACGAAGGAAACCCTTTACATATTCACCATGTTCTGGCTTCGGTTCTTGATACTCAAACGGTTGAGAGTAACCACCATAAGCAGGCATCTCCTGCTCAAAGGAAGAGAACGTAGGCTGAGCACTTACGGCAGGAGCTGCCCTTCTCGGTGCACCACTACCTACAGGAACACTAGTCGTAAACTGCTGACGTGGGTACGCAGCCTGCTGAGCAAGAACGTCTTGCAATGGCCCTTGCTCAGTAAGACCGGGAACCATCACAACACTATAGGGCTGTACACCAGAAGAGATAGGTGCAGCCTGTGCAGCAGCATACGCTTGTGCTGCAGAAACATCCGTATTCAAAACACCATCCAGTGCCATAACTAGAATACCTTTCTTTGGCCCATATTTCGATTCTAAGGGCCTTTAATTAGTTAACGTATAAAACCATAAGCACGAGCTTGTTCAAGAACTCTAGCCTGCCTTGCAGCCTCAGCAGCGGCAGCTGTCTGTGCCTGCTGATCTACGGAGAGTTGAACAGCACCAAGCTGCCGGCCACCAAAGTTGAAGCCAAAGTTATTGTAAGGATTACCCTGAACACCAGAGAGACCAGTATTGAAAGTAAGAGCAGGAACACCAACAGGCATACCTATAACTTGGTCAAACATACCCTGCGTGTTCTGCGCAGTAGGAGAGTTACCGTACACTACTTGTTCATTAAACGCATAAGGAATTGTAGTACGGGGGCCAAGTCTACCTTGTATAGAAGTCATACCCGTGTACGTATTCAGAGCAGCAACTTCTTGTTCAGGAGTCATCTGAGGCAGGATAAGATTATTCGTAGCAGAGTCAATTGTAGGAGCCTTACCAGTAGCAACGCTTACAGCCTGAGCCCACTTAGATCTATCAAGCTTCTCAATGTTCTCCATCTGAGCAGCACGTAGACGAGTATCAGCTTCAAGTTCAGCCTTGTACCTATCAGCACCAGCTTTAATACCAGCAGCTCCAAGAGTAGCATTGGCTCCCATAGAAGCAGCACCAAGAGTAGCGTTAGCACCGATGCCTGCAACATCAACAGCCTTCTTGTAGTCAAAGCCCTTCTCTTCACGCATCTTAGTCATTTCATAAGCGCGCTGTTGAGCAGTCTGCTGAGCTGCAACATTAGCTGCATAAGTCTGGTCAATTGTGTTACCAAGCTGCATCAACTTAGCAACACCATCCATACCCATAAGAGGCTGCTGTCTACCTACTTCCTTACCATCTTTATCTATGATGATAACTTCCTTGGTCGTAGGATCAACAGTAACTTTACCATCAAAGTCACGGTATACAGTGTCTCTCAGTACGTTAGCAGTACCAGTAGGGTCACCGATAAGGATACGTTCACGGTTGTTAAGAATAGACTTCTTTGCAGACCGTGCTTGTTCATTAGCCTGATTCAAATATTCAGCAGCAGCTTCTTGTTCCTTAAGCTGTGCATCAAAGAGCTTACGTTCAGCAAGGAAGCGATCGTTGGTTTCTTTTTCCTTACGTTCGCTTTCCCACATCTGACGACCAGCATGTAGTGCAAGTCCGATAGAAGGCATTACACATTACCTCCAGTGAGATATTGCAGACCACGAGCAGCACCAGCCCAACTGTTCTGTGCCTGTTGATTATACATACCAGCAAGGTTAGCAGAACTACCACCAGCACTACCAAGACCAGAGAGAATAGAAGAACTGTTCACTGAAGGAGTAGCCTGATACGTTTGCAAAGAAGCACCCTTACGATAGTTAAGTGCCTGTGACTGACGAGACAGAGCAAGGTCTTCAGCTTGACGAGAAGCCTGAGTTCTACCCATAGCTTCAGACAGTGCCTGCTGAGAACCCATACGGTTCATATAGTTAGAGAAGGCACCAGAGTTAGCGTTGATACCAGCCATGCCCATAGCACGGGTATCCTGCTCACGCTGCTGTGCATAACCCGCAGCTACGTCAGCAGTAGCTTGATTCATAAGCCTGTCACGAATGACATCTTCACCTTCAGTGAGCTTACGAATAACAGACTTCTCAGTATCTCTATAAAGAGGATCAAGTTCTCGCTGTTGCTGGATATCAGCAAGACCTCTGTCTACTGCGTACTGTGCTTGTGCTCGACCTAGAGGTCTAAGCGTTTGAAGATCTTCCATACTATACTGAATATTCAAATCTTCAAGAGGCCAGTACTTTTCTTTCTGTCTCTGCCAAGCTTCGGAAGCGTACTCGTCCTGTTTCTCGATAGAGCCAAACGCAAGGTCAGCATACTTTGACGCTTGGTTTGCTGATTTAATGCCGGAGTAAATGTCGTACCCGGTAGCTGCAAGATTACCTACAGTACCAAGAGCACTCCATGTATCACCCCAAGACCAGTTATCAAAAAGTCCCATTGTTTATTTTCCTTGTATGTTTGGCTTACCAGCCACCATCATCGCCACCATCGTTCTGACCGTTGGCTCCAGAACCAGTGCCGTCACCAGCTTGTCCTTCACCGGTGCCTTGGCTATCGGAGCCACCATTGGGGCCACCATTGTTATCTCCGTCGCCACCACTGCCTCCGCCGCCGTCGTTGCCAAAACCACCATCGTTACCGTCTCCGCCACTACCACCGGAATCGCCATCATTACCGGTAGAGCCGTTGTCACCAGAGTCGTTACCGGCATCATTACCTTCGTTAGCACCACCTTCACCAGTAGTACCAGAGTCAGTACCTTCACTTGTACCACCAGTAGCTGTGCCACCAGCAGTGTCAGATTCAGCGGCGGACGTAGAAGCAGCTGTATCAGCAGCAGTACTAGAACTTACACCGCCAATACCAGAAAGACCAGAATCATTTACACTACCAAAGCCACCAATACCGCCGAAGTTACCTTGGGTTGCACCGTGTGACATAGCACCGCCACCTATGGCACCACCAACACCTGTACCAAAACCACCTTGGTCAGTACCAATACCACCAAAGGAACCAGTACTTGCAAAGCCTCCCTTGCTGTCTCCACCAAAGGAACCAGTATCCATACCTAATCCACCAAGACTAGACATAGCACCAGCGTAAGCAGCAGCAACAGGGCCAACCATATCTCTACCCCAAGAAGAAGTAGGATTAGCCATACCGATAGAGTTGTTTACAGCAGCGGTTGCGTTAGCTACAGCATTAGGACTCAGAGACTTAGAACCAGCAATAGCATCATTGATAGCCTGAGCAAGAGACATGTCGTTGATTGTAGCCATGTCCATGTTATGTGTAGCAATGTTGTTAGCGTAAGCTGCACCAATCTGACGACCAGTAATCTGACCAAAGGTATCTTCCATGACATCACGTGTAGGTTCTTCTGCACGTGCGTCGAAGGCATCAGCAAGCAAACCACCAATCGTGGGGCCTACAAGTCCACCAATCATTCCACCAATAGGGCCACCAAGTAAACCACCCAGTGCACCAAAGGCCATAGAACCCATCGTTGTACCTGTAGTCATACCAAGAGAAGCAGCACCAATTTGTCCTACAGTACCTGCAAGACTACCGGGAATACCAGATAGACCAAAGTTCAAAGCAGCATTAACAGGTGCGTTCAAACCAAGAGCAAGTCCGGTCTTAGTAGCAGCATCTAATCCCATCTGGCCAAAGCCAGATATAGCCGCATCCATAGCTTGCTTGTCAGTAAAGCTATGCCCCTTATTAGAGGAGCCAGCATCATTACCCTTGCTAGAAGAAGTAGTACCGCCACCAAAACCATCTCGTCCATCACCACCGGTAAACTCTTTACCTAGAGTAGTACCTTTGTTAGCCTTCTCCTTATCGGAAGAAGACTGCTGGTTAGAGAAACGGTTTTGATTATCATACCACTTGTTACGACTAGAGTTACCTTGATTACTGTTACCACCTATACCGTAGTTACCCAGCACCGTTTGGTAGATAGGCAACATTGTAGTATATGTAGGGAAGTATCCGTAGTTATTCATTTACTTCCACCTCCCAATAGCTATACACATAACTATGTAGTTTGATGTAGGAGGAGTAGCACCGGGTTCTCGTACACCAATATGTGTACTTCTTTTTGACCTAGACCAAACCCAAGAAGAAACTACATTACCTGCAGCATTTCCTGTAACATCAGATACTGCAATATAATCTGTGTCTATAAACTCTATAGGCCAAATTACGTCTATGCCTTGATTTCCTGAAGGTATTAGATTTTGCATACCTTGAATAAGTACACCATCTGGTAGTTTCACATACCAAGCATTATCCATTTTACCAGTGATAACACCTTCTTTATCAACACGT